TGCGGGCGAATACTCTTTGGTGCGACAGATTGAGTTGTTGGATGAGGCCGCAGCAATGCGCGGAAAATCGAAAACGAGCCCGAAGCGGTGAATACGCTCCTATCGTGGGGAGGCATTGCCGGCATTGCTCCGGCCTGAATTCTGAGCAGCTGCAAACACCGGTTGCAGGCCATTCTGCTAGCGACCAGAAGCCGGAAAGCCAAGAGGTCCCTACCAGGCGCTGCAGGAGCTGCAGGCAAAAGAAGCCGCGGTCGCGATTCAGGCGGAGCAAAGTGACCGGCAACCTGCTCAAGCGCTGCATGGATTGTGAGGGAATATCCGGATCCGTCCAGCAGGAGGGTGCCAGGCGATGAAAAAGATGGTTCAAGCCGAGATCGAGAAGGCGGTCAGGCACATTTGGATCGGTCTCGCCCCGCATTATCTGGTTTCCGCAAGCTTTAAGCCGGGGAATATCCGCGTTGAGGTTTTGCCGGAAAAGTGCGCCAGGGCGAAAGAGATCAGAAAAGTCAGTCCTCACATGGTGGTGGATTGTTATCGCAGTGGCGACACCAAGCGTGTGCGCCGAGATCTTGAAGCCTGGGCGGAAAGGAGTTTTGCGGCATGAAGGCAACCTGCCCCGTTTGCGGAAACTACGGACCCATCGAAAGCTTTCTGGCGCAGGAGGACTACAAGAAGGCCCTGGCCGTGATCACCGAGCTGCCGGGCGAGCTGCCCAGGCTGACCGTGCGCTATCTCTCGCTTTTCCGCAAGCCGGGCAGCGACCGGGCCTTGACCGGTTCCAGGGTGCTCAAGCTGGTTTCGCAGCTGCGCGATCTGGCCACCGCGAACGAGATCCAGTGGAAAGGCGGCCGGGTGCATCAGAACCGCCCGGAATACTGGGAGCAGGCCATTCAGGCTGTGCTGGACCGCGCGGATCAGGGCAAGATCGAGCGTCCGCTGGACGGCCACAACTATGTTCGGGCCATCGCCTACGAGCACGCGGACCGTTCTTTCGAGGACGCGCACAAGCGGAAAGAGCGAGAGCGGAGCTATCGGCCGGACGCTGGCGGGCGCTCTGCCGGGCAAAGCGAGCCGAAGCCGGTTCGTCGCCCCGAGGGTGACGGCGACAACCAGGCCCCGGGGCCGCAAGACGCCCGGGAGATCGCCAAACGCTGGCTAAACAAGAGGAGGGGTGGCGATGAGTCGTAAATCCGCCCTGGCCAAGATCCACATCGCCAAGAAGGATCTGGGGCTGTCGGACGAGGTGTATCGCGGAATCATCGAGGCCAAGTTCGGCGAAAGCTCCGCGAGGGATCTGACCGAGCCCCAGCTGGAGCAATTGGCCGGCCACCTACGCTCTCTGGGCTGGGAGCCGGCCCCGCCAAAAAAGAAAGGCAGCAAGCCGCGCAACATGAGCGGCACGCCCAGGGCGCCCCTGCTCTCCAAGATCGAGGCCTATTTGGCCGAGGCCGGCCGGCCCTGGCAGTATGCGGACGGCGTGGCAAAGCGCGTGTGCGGTGTTGACAGGGTGCAATGGTGCACCCCGAGTCAGCTGCAGAAAGTGGTCGCCGCCCTCGGCTACAACGCCAAGCGTCACGGGAGGCGCGCTTAGTGTCGGAGGAGCTGCCGGAGATCTATCAAGAGATCGAGGCGATTTTGGGCCGCGATGCTGCCTGGAAGCTGTCTCAGCATCTAGGGGGACAGCAGGTCTATTTCCCCTACTGGGACAAGGACCACAAGGAGCGGGATCGCGCGATCGTCCGCGACCGGGCGTCCGGGATGAGTTATTGGGAGCTTTCGCGGAAGTACGGTTTGACCGAGCGGCGCGTCAGGGATATTTTGAACAGTCATCGTTTTAAGCAGCGTAAGCTGCCATTGTAGGAGGGGTGCATGATAGGGGTCCACAAGTTCGGCGAAATATATTGGTTTGATTTTCCAAAAACGCTTGAGTCTCAAGATTTGCTAATCAAAAGGCTTGAGCGCGAGGCGATGGCTCGGGAGTCGTTTCATCATTACGCTTTGCGCGTAGGGTGGCATACATCGTTCGAAAGAATTTTGCACACTTGGGGGGAGCATAGACTGACGCCGGGGCCACGAAGGAAATTAAATTTTCACCCTGAACCAGAAAATCCAGTCAGGTAAGAGAGAGGTGCGCACATGGAAATGCATTGGCAACCCATTTTTACGGCGCCGGAGGATGGGACTGAAATCTTGGCCTATTCATCCTCTGGGCGCATGCAAGTTGTCTACTATAATTCACAAATGAAGGCGTGGATTGCTTCTGGCACAGAGCGACTTGTATTGGGCCAGGTCACTCATTGGCAACCCTTGCCGCCGACTCCGCCCGAAGAGCCAAAAAAGTTTGAGTTTGTTTTATCAAGGCAGGGCAGGATGCCAACAATGAAAGAATTTGCGGCTTATGGGACTTGGATGAAGGAGTTGCTGCAGACTGCCTTGCAACATGTAACAATAGCTGTTGAAGGGGTCGAAGAAATGTATTCCGAATGCAATAACTTAGGCCAAGGCCCTTTTTGGCTTTGGGTGCCTAGACAAAAAATCTGGATCCAGATTGATAGGCGAGAAGTTGAGCAAATTGCAGCCAAGCACTATGTCACATTTACTTCTGGCTATTGATCATGAGACCGCCATACATGCCGTACAAGGAAAATTGGATTTGGGTGGTGGTTTGTTTAGTCATAGTGTTTTTGGTTTGGCTGTTTAAATAACCGCTCGCTCCGAAAAAAACTTAAAGCGTCAAGGGCGGCCTTCGGGCCGCCCTTTTTTTGCGTCAAGATTCTTGAAACGCTTCACAAGCGCCCTTCCTCCCTCCTCCCCTATTCTGCACTCGTTATGCGTTACGAGCCCAGGCATTACGGCATCCGCGAGCTGGTTCCCCGATCCGTGTTTGACCGGTTCGGCGGAGACCAAAACATCTGGCTGATCTTCGACGGCAAGACCCTGCGAGTCGCCGACCTCGTGCGCGACCGCTACGGCAAGATGCTGGCCAACACCTGGCCCTTCGGCGGCGAATACGAGTTCCGGGGCTTTCGCCCCTGGGGCTGCGGCGTCGGGGCCGAGCTGTCGCAGCACAAGCTCGGGCGAGCCATTGACCTGGATCCGCAGGAGGCGACCCCGGAGGAGATCCGTCGGGACATCCTGAGCGGCAATGCCCCCGATATCGCCGGGCTCATAACGTGCCTTGAAATGGACATCTCCTGGCTGCACATGGACCGGGGCAACCGGGAGGCGGATCCCGAAACCGGGATCCAGCTGGTCTATCCGTAACCAGAGAGGCTTACCATGAGCATCGAATGGAACATCTGGACGTTCGTCGGGACGGGAATAACGGCTTTTTGTCTCATCCTCTTTGTCGTGCTGGCGGTTATGCTGCTCAATAACCGCTTCAGCAAAGAGGTCCGGGGCTACCTCAAGGATCTGCAGCAGACCATCAACGAGGTCTTGAAGCGGCATGCGCAGACCGACGACGAAATCCGGCAATGGAGCCAGGAATTCGTCCTGGAAATGCGCGCCAAAGCCCAGAGCCTCCTCGACAAAGAGGAGGAGCTTTATTCCAGCACACGGGCGAAGCTTCGAGGTTTTTTGGATCGCCTGCAAAAGCTGCGCAAGGACGTCTTTCCTTTCTAGGGGGTAAGTGATGGCAGCGCTAACCACAATTGTCAGCGGCCTGGCCGCAGTGGCCCCGGAAATCGCGGGCTGGCTCGGCGGCTCCGACGCCGAGGAGACAGCCGAGCAGGTGGCCGGGGTTGCCAAGAGCGTCACCGGCCAATCCGACGCGCAGTCGGCTGTCGAGGCGATCCAGCAGGATCCGGAGCAGGCCCGCAAGTTCAAGGAGGCCCTGCAGGAATACCGGATCAAGATGGAGCGCGAGCGCACCGAGCAGATGGCCACGGTCAATAAAACCATGCGGGCCGAGTCCGAGTCGGAGCACTGGCCGCAGTATTCCTGGCGCCCGTTCAACGGGTTCATGTTCGGGATTACTTTGTTCGCTGTTTATGCGGGCCTGCCCGCTTTTGAAAAGCCGGTCCCGGAAATCCCCCAATGGGTCTGGCTGGCCTGGGCTTCCGTGCTTGGCGTTACGACCTGGCATCGCGGCAAACAGAAGCGTGCCGAGGCTGGTGACACCCAGGGCGCCTTGAGCAGGGCCGCCGGAGCGATCAAGCAGGTGGTGGGCAAGAATGGCTGATGTAGTGGACCAGGCCCAGCAAGCCGAGGCGAATCATTTGCGATCCGCGCTTTCCAGGGTGCCAAAGCCGGAGAACTCGGAGTCGCTTACGCACTGCATCGAGTGCGGTCGCGAGATCCCGGAGCGCCGACGTCAGGCGATCGAAGGCTGCACGCGCTGCGTTGAATGCCAGGAGCTGGAGGACGGTGCATGAATTGGGAGCTAGTGGCGCGCTGGGTTGCGATCGGGATTCCGCTGCTCGTGCTGGTGCTGCAGGGCCTGATGGCCTGGTTTATGTGGAGCATGTCCCAAAAGTTCGTGACGAGCAAGGACTGCGAAAAAATGCGGCAGGAGCGAGGCGAGCGCTGCGATAAAAACGAGTGCCGGCTGACCGAGCTGGAGCAGGGCCACTCAGAGCACCAGGTGCATTTTCAGCACCAGGTAACATCCCAGGACCTGGAAAAGCTTTACAACCGCATCAACGCTGTGGCGGACGACGTCAGCGACCAGCGCGGCCAGCTGTCCTCCATGCGCCGCAGCCTGGATCTAATCCATCAACATCTCTTGGAGACCTCGAAATGAGTTTCAATCAGCGAGTCACCGAGCGGCGGCGCCTGGACATATTACTGCTGCTAGCCGAGTCCCCGGAATACGAGACCTCCCAAATGATGGTCTATCAGGCGCTGCCCGTGGCCAGCTCCGCCGACGCCATCTCCGCGGACATGGCCTGGCTGGAGGAGCAGGGGCTGGTGACGCTGCACAATGTATCCTCCATCACCCTGGCCAAGATCACCCAGCGCGGCCTGGACGTGGCCCAGGGCCGCAGTCGCTGCCCTGGTGTGGCCAGACCGCTTCCGGAGGAAGGATGACGCGCAAGAGCACGGTGCAGGCGATGAGCGACGAGGCCCGGCAAGAGCTGGACCGAATGGTCCGCGACGGCCGGGCTACCATCGACCAGATCCGGGGACGCTTGCTGGAGCTGGAGGGCGAGAACGCTCCGAGCCGGTCCGCCGTGGGTCGCTACGTGCAAAGCGCCAAGCAGCAGATGCAGCGCTACCGCGAGGCCCAGGAGGTGGCCAAGGTCTGGGTGGGCAAGCTGGAGGAAGAGCCCGACGGTGACGTTGGGCGCCTGCTTTCCGAAATGCTGCGCACCGTGGCGTTTAACACCCTTTCACAGCTCGGCGAGGGCGAGGCGGAGGCCGAGGCCAAGGACATCAAGAGCCTGGCCCAGGCGATCAAAGACCTGGCCACGGCGGACAAGACGAGCGCCGAGCGTGAGCTGCGGATCCGGCGCGAGGTCGCCGAGCAGGCGGCGGAGAAGGCCGGAGAGGTGGCCAGGCGCGGCGGGCTGTCGAAAGACGCCGTCCAGGAAATGCGACGCGAGATTCTGGGAGTAGCCGAATGAGCGTTGAGCCGCGCATTCAGAACACCGCCCGGGAAGACGCCCCGGCCGTGCTGCTGCCCTATCAGCGCGAGTGGCTGGACGACCAGGCCAAGCTCAAGGTGAGCGAGAAAAGCCGCCGGACGGGCCTTACCTGGGCCGAGGCCGCCGACGATGTGCTGATCGCGGCCAGCTCCAAGGGAGCCGGCGGCCAGAACGTCTATTACATCGGCTACAACCAGGACATGGCCATCGAGTATATCGAGGCCTGTGCCATGTGGGCCCGGGTCTTCGACCGGGCCGCCTCCTCGGTGGAGGAAGGGATCTGGGAAGAGGACGATGCGGACAAGCACATCAAGACCTTCACCATCAAGTTCCCGGACTCCGGCCATAGGATCGTGGCGCTGTCCTCCCGCCCCGCCAACCTGCGCGGCAAGCAGGGCGTGGTGGTTATCGACGAGGCGGCGTTCCACGAGAAGCTGGACCAGCTGCTCAAGGCGGCGCTG